TTGCAGAGGTGTACTGGAAGCTGTCTCTTGGGCGTTCCTCAACCACTTCCCCGAAAGCGTCCATATATGGCAGGAACAGATCGCCAAACTGGCGAGGGTCGGAGCCGGGAGTCATGAAGTACATCAGGTTAAAAGCAACTGTGTACGTTCCGGGGCCGTTGTTCCGACCGACGATCATGCACCAGTCTGTGGGAAGCTGTTGCATAAACGCATACTTTACGGCGTTGTGGCTCTTGTCCACATCGTACCGCACCGTGTAGAAAACCTTGCCATACTTGGCGCACTGCCCATTGATTTTCCGGGCTTCCATGCTGGGGTTTATCTTATCCGCCAGCTTCTGCGTCAGAATGTAGTCACGCCTCATCTGCTCGTAGCTGACAGAGGTGAGGGTTTCGGAGGGGTAAACATACCAGCTGTATGTGGGGATGTTTTGGATAGTGTTCAGGATGACGCTGTAGGTCATCGCCGAATCGTCAAGGGCAGCGGACACAGCCCGTAGGGGCTTCTCGTTGGAACTGGTGCTGTTCACCATTTCAACGATTTGGTCTTTGGTATAGTCAGCTGCCTTGGTGTTCACGCCCTTGATACGGGCGTTTTGGATCTGAGGCCAACTGTTCAGCAGATTGATTCCGCCTGCGGCTGTCCATGCCGAAAAGATGGAACCCATGCCGAGGGAGCCGTACTGACCGTTGAGCCGTTGGATGCTCTTGGCGAGTTCAGCCCAGGTATCAGTATTCTTCTCTTCAACCATCGGGGCTTCCGCCATCAGTCATTCTCCCTTTCAGTTCATTCTCAAAGCGTTCAAGGAACTCTCTCTGCTTCCGCTGAAATTCAGCGTACTCTTGTTCTGCCTTAATTCTCTCCCCTACTGCCTTTATCCATGTCCAGTCCTGCATGGTGAGGGACTTGGCGGCTTCCGCCGTAACCTCCGCCATTTTCTCAGGCGTATCGTCCGTGATAACAAGGCAGTATTTCTCGTTGGCCTTGAAGTAGTCGTACTTCTCCGCCCTCGCAATATTCTCAGCCGTTGAACGGCAGACCCATAACTTGTTCATCTGACCGCCATTCTCCCCAACCGTTGCAGGCCGCTCTTCCGACCGCCACGGTTTCCTCGCTCGTAAGCTATCGCCCCGGCATCCTGTGCAGTAGTTCCGCTGTATTTCTTGGCGAACTCGTCCCACGCATTCTTTCTGCGATTCAGTGCATAAAGTTCGGATTTCTCTAACCTCTGTGCAATCCGGCAGGCGTACAGCAGCGCAGACCACATATCCTTTTGGATGTACTTGTTTATCTGAACCTCTGTCCACCCAACTGTGCCGTACCGCTTTTGCAGATTCGTTATCTGCTTTGCCAGCTTGTTCGTGGCTGAGTACGGAGCCTGAATCTCCGGGTCTCTCATGTCGTGTTTGATGTCGTGCTTCAGCTTATAGGCTTGAAGCCCATCGTATATGTTCGGCGTGAGGAGAAGCAGATTGCCGTTCTCAAACTCACGCTCGATATAATCCAGCATGACGCTGTTCGGGTCAGTACCGCTGTTGCCCTGGGCTTGCAGAGGGTAAACGCATGGGATAGCGCCGTCCTGCACAAGTTCAGGGATTTCCATTTCCGGGGCCATAGCGCACATCGGCGGAAGTCCGTCACCAAGGTCAAGGTGTAGGTCTTCCCATACAGCCCAGCCGTAGGAACGAGCGTCGATGACGATGAACGGCGGACGCCCATCAGGGATGCAGTAGTCTCTCCATCTGCGCTTGATGATGGATGCCTGCTCCATGTGTCCACCTTTGGGGGGCTTGCGCTCCTCGACGTAGACAAGGCTTTTCTTGTATGCGTCCATTGTGGCGGAAGCGTGTTGCCTCTCGCATTTGATAACCGCCATGCCAATCATGGCGTTACCTTGCACGTCACGGGACGATACGTCGTAGCCGATGATGTAGAAGCAGTCGGGATCTCCGCAGTGCTTCTCTTCCATCACCTTCAGCTTGCGGCTCCCCATCAGAACATCGTCCCGAATGATGGGATTTTCTATAGAGCCAGTCCACTTTGACTCACACTCACGCATAAACTGTTCGGAGGTGAGTTTCTTTTTGAGCATCTGGTAGTACGAAAAAGACTTCATCCTTGCCAGCACCGGGACTTGCCACGGAACGCTCATAGCAAAAGCGCTTTCGCCGTTCTTCATCGCCCTGCGCAGATTGGTGTAAACGGGGTATGCCTCGTTTTCCTTTCTCGTAGCCGATGTAATGTAGTGGATTTGGCTGTCTATATGGGTCGGATCGTCAAGACCGTTGACTTTGTAGCTTAAACGGTTTGTACCCAAGACGATCTGGTTGAAATCCGCAAAGTTGAATGGGTTCTTATCTTCCTGCGCACACTCTTCGGCGATAACCCCCGATGTGTCTATGCCTCGGTCGATGCTCATAATGAACTTTGAGCCGAGCGGCGTGGACAGCTTGAAGGTGGTCTGCGCGTCGTTATTTTTTATCCAGTGGTCAGCCAGGATCGGCGTATTCCGCTGATATGTGGCGAACGCCTTTGATGCCAGCGGCGCTGCCTGTTTCTCCACCGGGGCGTAGTACCCGGTTATCTCTCCCGGCCAAAGGATTCCCTTGTTGCACTTGTCGGAAACCACCACGGTGGTCTTGCCAAGTCCACGGCATCCAGTCGTAAATGTTTCCTGATACCGGGCCATTGCCCGTTTCATTACACGGTTTACAATGCTGTTGGAAAACTCTGCGTTATCCGCCTGCGCCCAATCCTCAAGAATGTCGGGATACCATCTTGCAAAACTTAAAATCAGTCTCCAACAATCAGTAGCGAACTCGTTGTAGTTGACTCCCTCTCGCCCGGAGTTCCTGACATAATGCCCATTGGCGTATCTGTAATTGGATTGCGCCATCGGTCATCACTTCCCCGGTTTCATGCGAAGCGGCTGGATGCCAAGCTCCTTGTAAGTTTGCTTTTCCTGGTCGTCTCGCTCCTGCGCAAACTCGCCAAGCGTGTCCACGATGGCAAACTCGTTGGGGAGCCTGTCCACTTCCGCCACGCCCTCGTTGAATGCGGTGGCGTTTCGGATGTAAAGTAGCATTTGGTCGGCAGCGTCGCGTGTATAGCCGTAAGGCGTGTGAAACATATAGGTCGCAAGCTGTCTGGTCAGCTCGTCATAGTCCATCAGGTTCAGTCCTGCACGTTCGCAAGCCTTTACTATGTCATCGAGCCTCGCCCGATCCTGCGGCAGCTCGTCTTTCTTCCGAAGCTGTTCGGACTCCTTCAGCTTCTCGATCATGGCGTCTACCTTTTTGGCATCGTCAAACTCTTTCGCCGCCATCAGCTTGTCTCGCTCCAGCGTCCACCGTGCGATGTCCTGAATGGCGATCTGGCTTTGGGTGCTGATTCCGCTCCGCCCCTCGGTCATGGCGTCGTACACACGGTTCAGCGCATCGTAGTCGGCATCGGTGTAAGGTTCGCTGTCCGCACCGTAAGAGTTGCCCCAAAACTCTTTGTTGTACTCCTTGTCACGCTCACGGGTCTCGCGGAGTTCTTCCGGGGACTCAGCGCCGAGTTCTTTCAGTTCGGCAAACGCTTTTTTGATTTCAATGCTTCCGTCCGCGAAACCGCACCAGCGGTCTTTCTTGTTGTGCCAGTGGGCGGCGCGGAGCGCAGTGATGTATCCGCCCCAGGGGCCGTATTCCCGTCTGTACTTGTAGGATGCTTTCAGCGCCCTCGGCACATACGGAACATCGAACTTGACACAGCAATAAAAATAGGCGAGATCGGAACCCACCACCTTCGCCAGTTGTAGATAGAACTGGTTTTGGCAACTCGTGCAGTAGAATGTCGGAGCGCCACGGTCGAACCCATCGGTAGGCATCCACGAGTTCTTTTCGGTCAACTCGCGCCTGCAATGCCAACAGTGTCGTGCATTTGTGGTCTTCTCGTCCATTCAGTATCCTTTCATCGCCTCTATATTTCGCTATACATAGTTGCCTATACCACAAAATGTTGCGTTTGTAAATGACTTATTTGCAATTTTTGCAATAAAAGAAGCGCCGGATTGCTCCAACGCTTCATATTTGGTGTTTTTGTTGCGTTTTAACCCCAACTTTTGACTTCTTCGATGATATCTTCAAGGTCATAGTTCTCTGCGCAGTCCCGGCTGCACTCCTTGACGGTGCAAAGGCCAAGCTTGTGCATGGAACACTTGGCGGTCATGTCCTCGTCAGGCTTCATTGGCAACATTAGCGTCGATTTCATCGATATCCTCCTTGTCTACATCCAGTGGCGGTCTGCGGTCTTTTCCGAAGATGGCCTTGATTGCCGTAGAATTGACATTTTCCTGTGCCGGTCTTGCGTGTACACCGTTGATGGGGTATTCGGGTTCTCTATCCATCAGCGTGAAAATGGCCGTCAGCACCACCAGTGCGGTGGTCATGATGGCAACGGCGATGCACACCATCACCGGGTCGCTGATGTACAGATACCTGGACAGCGCAACAGTAACAAGCTGGATTGCTTGCCCCATAGCGAAAGCAAGCAGGACAGTCCAAAGGTTGATCTTCTTCATGGTGATTCTTCCTTTCTCGGTTTGATTTATTTCCCAGTGCTTCCAAATCCGCCCGATCCCCGGTCAGTTTCGGACAGTTCGTCCACGATTTCCAGTTCGGGTGCGATGTAGTGCTGAATGACGAGCTGCGCCACCTTATCACCCGGCTGGAACACATACGCTTTGTCGCCGAAGTTATACAGCTTCACCACGATGCTGCCGCGATACGGCTCATCAATCGTCCCTCCGCAGGAAACGATATCGTGGTTGACATTCAGACCGCTCTTGCTCTCGATCTTGCCGTAGTAGCCGGGAGGGAGTTCGATGTGAACCCCGGTGTCTATCGAAACTGAAGTTCCCGGCCATATCTTCACACGCTCCTTGGCTCTCAGGTCAAGCCCAGCGTCCGTAGGATGCGCTCTCGTTGGCATGAATGCCCCATCATCCAGCTTTACTTTCATTTTTACACTTCCTCAATGTAATGGCCCTGGTCGGCCATGATTTTTTTCTTGAGCATATAGTCCTTAGTCTTTCTGCCCTTGACATCCACGATGTGATACTTCCACTCTCCGTTTTCAAGGCGGTAGAAGGTGAAGTCCGCGAGGTAGCTTATCGCCCGGAAACGCTCACCAGTCAGTCCATCTGTGTAGGCTGGCTTGAGGAGGAACTGGACTTGAAGTCGGATATCCTTGACCAGTCCAAGCTTGCGGTGGACGCACAGTTCATCGTAGTACGCCGCCTCTTTCTTGGAGTCGAACTTGATAATCGTCCCATCCGGCAGCGTTCTGTCCGTTGGCTTGGCGTGGTACTTGCTCTTCGGCTGACCCTCTGCGGCCTGCGTTAATTCCGCAAGCCGCTTTTGGGCTTCTGTCTGCCGGAGCTTCTGACCGACTTGCTTCTCATACAGTCGGCGCATCCCCTCCGGCATTTCTGACGGGTCTTTGAAATTCATGACATTAGGCTGTACTCAGCCCAGCAAGTAGAGGAACCGTCAAAGTTCTTCCTATGCTTCATGGTCTTCGTGATGGGAACGCCGTCCGCTTTCAGGTCGGCGATTCTGGATGCCAGTCGCATGATGCCAAGCTCGCTCATGGCTCTCCATGCGTCGATGCTTCCGTGAGCCTCCATGTACTCAAGGACTTTCTGAGTCTGCTTTTTCTTATCCATGATCTTTGCTCCATTCGTGCCACAGCACAAGGGCGGAAAGGACAATCATAGTCCCCCAGAATACTGCCCACTCGTTCATGTTTATCCCCTTTCAAATGGGACATCCTCGTCGATGTCCTCAAATTTTCCTGCGATACCGCCGTTCTGCGGTCTGATGTTTGCGGTTGCGCCGAGGAAGTCCATGTACACAGCCCCTGTCATACCGTGGCGGTTCTTCGCCACGTTCAGTTCCATCGTCTGCGACTCCCAAGGCTTCGGCTGTTCTTCCGGCGGAAGATAGTATGCGTCGCGGTGAATAAATATAACCGCATCTGAGTCCTCTTCGATAGCGCCTGAGTTCCGAAGGTCAGCCAGTGTGCCGCGCTTATCCATCCTGTTCGTGTTCGCACGATTCAGCTGACAAAGCATCAGGATCGGCGTCCCGGTTGACTTCGCCAAACGCTTCAAGGCGTGGCAAGCCAATGTAGTCGGCAGATACAGGCTGTCGCTCTTGCCGTCCGGGATGATGAGACCAAGGTGGTCGATCACGATAAGGTCAAGCTGACCCGACTGCCGCACATGGCGCTCAATATCTTCCATCTTGGCGTTCAGCGAGTTGATGTACAGTTCCCGTCGGGACAACTCGCTTGTTGCTCTAAGGATGCTCTTCCATACGGCGTCGTTATCCGTACCGAATGTTCCGCCCATCAGCGAGGTGAAGTTTATCCCTGCGCTTCTTGCGACACGCCTTGCCCACAGCTGGGTCTTGCTCATCTCAAGGCTTTCGTAAAGGACTCGCCCCCCGGCGGCAGCGACATTTTCGGCGATGACCAAAGCCACCACCGTCTTGCCCTGACCGGGGCGGCCTGCCAGCGTGATAAGCCCTTCCTTGACAAGCCCACCGCCGAGTACATCGTCAAGGTTGTGCATCCCGGTAGACAGAAACGGCCTTGTTTCTCCCGCCGCTACTTCGCCAAGGTAGGAGTAAAATGCGTTGGCGTCCTCAACCGGGGTTGACAGCACAGTCGGTCTTGACTGCAAGGCGTTCTGCAGCTGCTCAATGGCATCCTGCGGTGACAGCTCATCGTTCTCCAACGCCCAGCCAATGTCTTTGGCCTTGCGGTTGATAGCGGACTCACGGACGATCCTCGCATTGGTTTCCACGTTTGCCGTGGTGAGGAACGTCTTCATCGTTTCCTTCACCCAGTCCTCAGACAGTGCGAGATTGTCTTTTCTCGCCCGGTCAAGGATGGTAATGGGATCTATGTCCTCGTGAGCGTCGGCAAGGATACAGGCCGCTCGGTAAACGCTCTGTGCCGGTTCAATGGCGAAGTCACTCGCCTGGACTATCTGCCGTACCAGTGGGAGCGATTCGGTAGGGGCGCATAAGATACACGCCGCTACCGACTCCTCCGCCATTGACCACGCAGTCGGGTTGTGGTTGTCAAAGTTCTCAGTCATAGCCACCCTCCGCCCAATCCGGGAAGAAGTCCGGCGCTTTCTCTCTCAGGCTTGCGTCAGGCGGACGTGTGGCAACATGGGTTGGCTGTTGCGCAACAGTCTGACGAGTTCCGCCACGGTTCTGCTCTCGGTCAAGCCAGTTGGTAACGAAACGCCTGATGCCGTTCCGGGTCTTGCGCTTTTTAGGGCTGTCTTTAAGCCAAAGCTTCATTGCTTTAAGCTGCTGGAGAACATCCACGTTGGGGAACGTGTCCTGCCATTCGTCGATGTCTTTCTGCGTAACCCCATACTCAGACCCATCATTGAGCAACAGCGTCAGCACGGACGGCGCTTGCGGCTCCGTGCCTTTCTTTTGTATTTCTTTTTCTATTTCGGATTCGGATTCTATTTCAGAACGACCGATGTCCGACTCTTGACCGTCATTTGTCTGACAAGTGACAGTCAAGCCATATTCTTCCGGGTTTGGGTATTTGCGATGCTTATTTCTAAGGCGTTGATGTTTCGTCCATGTGGGGAAACACAAGTAAGGCATACCGTTCGCCGTGTAACGACACAGCAGTCCGACAGAGACCAACTTGGAAATAGCATCTTCAACCGCTTTCTTCGTGACGCTTTCTTTCAAGGGGAACAATTCGCTTTTGAGAAGAACGGTTCTCCCATCCATGCAGCCATAGTCATCGGCAGTAACCATGAGGCGGTAGTAGACAACTTCCTCAAACCAGGTCAGGGCGTCAATTTGCGGACTGCGCTTAATCGACTCCTTTATCACTCGGTTAGGCACGTTATCTCCCCTCCTTGCGGTGTACGATTTTATTCGGCATCTATAAGACCTCGGTATTAGATTTTCAAGGTGAGAGGTCGAGTGGGGGCGGGGTCTGTGACAGCGCCCCCAAAGCCTCAGTCAAACCCGTTTCCGGGATTGAAAGCTCAGAACGGCAATTCGCCGTCGTCATCATCCAGTTCCTGCTGGAACGGAGTCTTCTCTGCTGTGGCGGTGAACTTAGGCGCAGGATCTGAATCCTCGTGAGGAGGCACTTCGCCGTTGACCACCATCTGCGCTACTTGGAAGATGCTCGTCATGTCGATGACGATTTCAGCGTTGACTTTCCACTTGGGAGCGTCCGGGTCTTCACCTTCTTTGCGGTAGGTGTCCTCTACCAGCTGGCCGCACACAAGGACAAGATCGCCCTTTGCAACTCCAAAATTTTCGTCACCGACCAGCTCGGCGATTTTGGTGTACTTTGTATCCCAAACAGTCACCTCAATCGTGTCATTGACCATGCGACCGTCTACATTGTGACCACGGTTATATTTCATGCGGAAGCTTGTGTACTTGTTTCCAGAACGAGCCTCGCGCACTTGCGAGTCCCAAACGACCTCTCCCCAAAGGATGAAGGAACCGTTTTTACCAATAGGAGTCATGTTACTCCTCCTGGTCGAAGAAGCTGTCCGGCGCTTCGTCCGGCTCAAAGACCTCGCCGGTCTCCATGTCGGTGTAGGCTACATCCTGAACGTCGGTGCGCTCAATGGGGACGGAGGCGGTTTCTGGCTCTTCGTAGCCCATCTCGTCGGGAACATACATCCCGCCGACATCGTTGGGGAACGCCTCACGCAGAGCGGCAACGATAGCGCACTTGCGAATCATAAGACCGGGAGAGGTTGCCCACTTAGCCTGGGGCTTGCCGTCCTTATACTGGCAGCGCTCACGGAAGCCGACAACGGCGGAGATGGGGGTCACATAGTCCTTGACATAGACATCCGCCCAGCCGCCGACCAGTTCCTCGCCGTCAAGCACCAGTTCGCCGATACGGTTCTCCAGCTTCCCCTCGCGGTTGATGACCACCACGCCAGCCTTGCTTCCCTGATACCTGGGATTGGCTTCGGCTCTCTTTGTGAATGCATCCTTGGCGGTCAGCATCTGAGCCGGATTGTTTCCGTACTTGACGAGATATGCTTCCCGACGCCACGGATCGAGTCCGTTGTGGGCGCACCAGCTGTTGAACACATACGCCTCGGCGGGAGATGCCTGGGGGCAAAAGTACGCCTGCGTCAGCGCAATGCTGAGTTCCACATCCTTGCCGCCAACGCTGAACTTGACGGGCTTGTCCTGCTGCTTCGCCACGGGGGCAAGGCTCTGCTTGGTAGTAGTCTGCCGTGCGGTATTCCCACGAGTGGCAGTAGAAGCTCCTGCTTTCATCTTTATCCTCCTTAAATTTTAGTCGCTTTGTATTCAATGCCGTTCTGAATGAGGCATCGCTTGAGGGCTTTCATCTGCTCCATCGTCATGGAAGGGAAAGTGAAGCTGTAGGCGTAGGTCTTTTCCTGTGGCACTTCCTCTGCCATTGGGCGGATAAACTTTGCCGTAGCCTGCGGAGTGGGCGCAGGAGACTCCACGGCTTCCTCTGCGACCGTTTCCTCTTCGGCAAGCACCGCTTCAGCTTCCTTTGCCTTGCGCTCTTCCTCGGCTTTTTGGATAGCTTCAAGCCGTCTTCCCTCTGCCAGCGCCTTGGCGAGATTGTGGCTCTTGCCGTACTCGGACAGCATGGCCGTCTCGTAGGGGCTGTTCATGGAGCGGATGGTTTCAAGTCCTTCCTTGATGCTCTCGATCTGTTCCATGATGCTGTTGGCGGCATCCATCTCAGAGAAGGTGGCGTTCAGCCACTTGGGGTCGAAGACATCATCGAAGGTGATGAAGTCCGCCACGTCGTAGCTGTTCTCGTCGAAGAACTCGGAGAGCCGATGGCGCTTCTGCTCCTTCATCTCGTTCTCCATCGCCTTGATTTGGCCGTCGATGTTGGAGACAGCGCCGTTGACGATCCCAGTCAGCTCCTTGCACTTGGCCTCGTAGTCCTCGTAAGGCTTCATCCAAATCTTCTTGATTGCCTTACGCTGGGCGTCGATGCTGTCACCGACTTTCCTGATGGCGGCGCGAGTCTTTTTCCCGTCAGCGATGGAGTCCTCAGTAACTACCATCGTGGCGTAGGGAGCAAGCTCTTCCGTGAGCCAATCCCTGACGGCCTCAAAGTTGGTTTCAATCTGCGTGTTTGCTACCGTTGCGAGGTCGGTAGTGACCTGAAATTCAATCTGCGGCATCAGCTTCCTCCTCAAGCTGTTTTCTTATGATGTATGCGCGGTTCCGTGCGACCCTGGGATTCCATCCGCATTTCTCGCACTGACCGTCATAGCGCTTCTTTTCCGGGCAGATGATGGCGGAGCGGTTGAACTTGCATCCATCAGGGTAGAGAACTGATGTGTCCAACATCGTCATCGTAACGTCCGGCTCGTAGGTGTATTCCTCGTCCATTAGGCCTCCTATATTCTCAGCGGTGTTGACGGTATGGTATCCGTCTCCACGCACTTCCAAAACTTTTCCTCTTCCCGCAGCAGATACTCCATGTTCTCTTCCATTTCCTCGCGGAGAAAGAGATACTCACGGATAACGGATTCAGTCTTCCCAATCAGTTCTGCCTGGAGATACACGAATCTGAACCCTGTTGCGAGAAGCTGGTGGGAGATTTGGCAGAGGTATCCATCGGGAATGCGGCCATTCCACTTCTGCCAGTCCGCCTTTGAGTTCATCGTAGCGGTCTTGATTTCCAAAACGCCACGGTCTCCGTCATCGTCAAGGAGTTCTCCGTCCAACGTGGCTCTCAGCCACGGGCGCTCCTCTTGGTAAACAAAATCGTAGGGGCGGTAGAACAGGCGGAGTTCCGGGTGCTTTGCCATGAACAGTTCCCGGAGAGCATTCTCAGCCCGGTTGCCGTAGGAAACGGACTCGTTATCCGACAAGTCCTTCGCCTTTGCTCTCCCGGTCTTCAGCTTCCATAAGTCCATCTTGGACATAAAGCCGTAGCCGAGGATCGCTCCCGCTTCCGACGCTCCGATATGCCCGCCCCTGGCATTCAGCCATTCCTCACGGCTGTTGTGCTCTTCGTAAACGGTTCCCATCAGACCGCTCCCTTCTGCATCGCCGCATAGCCATAGCGGTTCTTCGGCTGGCGCTTGCAGTTGGTGCAGTAGGGCTTCGGGCAGGAGAGACATTCGTCGATGTCTGCCTGCGACTCCGTACTGGCCCGCCGGAGTTTGCGCAAGTCAGTATGGTCAGAAGCGAATGCGCTTCGCCACGGAAGGGTGGCGTGTAAAATTTCCTGATTAAACTGTGTCATTTTGTCACGCTTTCCGGGGGTGTCCGACCCCCCTCCAACTTTTTGGCAACGTCGCGGATATCAAATACCTTGCGACCGCACCAACTGTAGTAAGGAAGGTCGGACTCAAACTTCATGGCAGTCATCCTGCTGACCCCCAACTCTTTCATCACGTCAGCCGTGGTCATGAACCCACCGTAGCGGTCATATAAGATCTGCTGGCGCTCACGAACCGCTCGGTCTGAGTTCAGAGAAACTCTCGGCATGGCCTTTAGGCGTTCTGGGGGGTGTGGAACGCATCAAGAACAGTCTGCTTCACATAGTCATAGAAGCAGGGATTGATCGGCTGGCGATATTTGCGGGTACGCTGTACTCCGCTCATGGCATCCCGGATGGCGACAGTAGTGGTCGCAAAGAGCGTCTTGTTGTTGGTGAAGCTTCGCACACGGAAGTCCTGGAGAATGTGATTGCGGAGCTGGGTAGCGGCGCTCATTTTTCGGTCGAAGTTTGTGGAACTGTTCACGGTCTTAAAGAAGTCCTTGAGGCCATCCTTATTGACCTGACAGACAAGTGCGCAGAAAGCCGCCGCCGCAACGGGGGTTACTCTCGTAAGTGTTGATCCATCAGCTTTGGTGCTGCAAAGCTGAACGGCATCGTACAGCTTGTCTCCGTATTTGGTGAAGAAGTCAAGCTTGACTTCATCCCCGGGAACACAGCCGTAAGCATATTTGAACAGAAAGTTCACAACGGACGTAGCCAGCGTGGATGCGGTGGATTTGTCAATGCCGCCCATAATCAGGGTGTCTCTGTCGCTTCGTGATGCGCCACGGTCAAGGATTGTGGCATCCATGCCATAAGTGACCTTCATCATGACAGGCACACCAGATATTACGACAGCGGTAAGCCGATTCTGGCCATCGGCAAGGTCGCCGTTACTCTTGAATGCGATACCCTGATGGGTGAGCTGCCACTTTCCTGCTTTCATGGCGGCAACATAAGTGCGAATGCGATCCCATTTGAGAGGGCGGTTGATTTTGTTGCGCTTCAGGTATTCAGCCGCTATTTCAGGGGTGATTAGTTCATCGACGGTGTAAGACATAGCGATTTCCTTTCTTCTTTATTCCACTCGTTCTTTTACGGTGGTTAATTCTTTTACAAAGCTTCGTATGGCCGAAAGCACGACCTTGGGATTGTCCGTTGCGACATCCTGGTGCGAATCAATCAGTTGGTGAATCATGTCGAGGCAAGTATCGAATATGGCGCTCAAATCTTTTCCAAGGTTTTCTGCGGTATATTCATCCTCTTCATCTTCGGGCGTGGTGGGCAAAAGTGCATCGGCTTTCTCCGCCGCCTTGACCGCCTTGTACGCCCCACCAATGGTCATCTCCTGCGCTTGGATCTTGGGTATCAGTTCCGGGGCTTTCTTTTGGACTTCCTCAAAACGTGCAACCGTGCCAGTAGAAACCCCGGCCAGTTTTGCGACTTCCTTGCGGGTGTCTATCGGTTCGGAATCGCTTTTGTCCATTTGGACAGAAGCGTTTTCCCTGTACGCTTCGCTCCGTCTGTCCCCGCCCGCAGCCGACTGCCTTTCCTTCGCCTCTGCCGCCACAATCTCGCAACGCTTCTGCGCCAGCAGTATCGCATCCACCTTTTTGAGGTTTCGCCGACCGAGCTGATTGTTGATGATCCATGTCATCGCATCGTTGCGGGAGAGAAAAACTTTCTCGACGCACTTGTAGTCGATCTCTCCGGGATGGTTTTGGATGATGCGCCAGCGGTTGTGTCCATCAACAATGATTTGATTCCATGTGATGATGGGGTCGTGGCACTCACCCTCTTCCAGAATGTTCTGCTCCAGCTGCGAGAACTCTTCCTCTGAAAGCGGTGGGATCAACCGCTCAAACTCTTCATCCACAATAGGTACATACGAGTACCTCAACCTTTCGCCTCCTTTCTTCTCGCAGTCCGTCATAACGGACATTGGGTTTGTTAGTCTGTGGGCAAGTCGAGGACTTCTCGGATTGCCTCAATGATTTTCTTGGAGCGTTTCTGACCCTTGTAGATCTTGTTCAGATAACTCGTGTCGAGAAACATCCCCGTCTTCTCCCTCACGGCGCGGATCATATCGGCCTGGGTCATCTCCTTGTCTATCAGCCGATGCTTCACCGCCAGCTTAAATTCCTGCGGGGTCAACCCTCTCTCCCCTCCTTTCCCACGATTTTGTGCAACAAAGTAACGCACACACAACATTTGGGGCTTGAATTTGTTACCTATGTGTGATAATATGATGGTGTCAGCCAACCACATAATCACAAGCGCGGGTAACATTTGCATCGCGTTAGCTTTGCTTTTGCGTAACTCACGCAACCGACGCACTAAATGTATCACACGAAAGTAACAAAGTCAATAGGCTGACGTAACATAATCACCACTTTGTATGGTTGCACAAATTGCGAGGGGATAATTATGCAATTTTACGAAAACTATGTACGTCTGTGTAACATCGCAGGGAAAAAGCCTACCGCATTGGCTGAAGAGCTTGGCATTACGAGGGCAACGGCGTCTCGTTGGAGCCGTGGGCAAGTGCCGAGCTATCCTAACCTGATTAAGCTGGCTGATTTTTTCGGGATCGGCGTAGGCGAACTGGTGGGGGCAACGCCGGAGAACGTGGCAGACCTCGCAAAATACTTCAATGTTTCCGAATCTCTGCTTCTTGCGGTGAACGCAGGCCGAGAAGGGAAAGTCCAAGCCGAAGGAAATCTTGACGAGGCGCTTGAGGCATTGCGCAGCCAGCCAGGGCGCAGGGCGCTTCTCGCCGCAACAAAAGGCATGACAGAGGAACAGGTTCAGAAAATGGCCGACTGGCTGAACGAATTTGTGAATGGGGGCAATAAGGATTGAGGTACATTCCCGGAGCGGACTATCATGTTTTTTGGATTCCGTTTCCGAAGGACAACGGGACAGACGGTGGGGCTGTAATGCCTAACCAAGAGGACGATGGATATTCTATCTACCTTGATGCGCAGTTATTGTCGAATATGGAAAAGGCAAAAAAAGTATTTGAACACGAGCGAAAGCACATTGAGGACGACGACTTCTATAACGGCAAGCCCATCAGCGAGATCGAGGACATATAAAAAAGCCGCCCCAAAGGACGGCTATAACGGCTCACGATACTATTAATCAAATGACAAAAAAGAAATACCAGTATGTCCGCGAAACGGAAGTCTATAACGGCAAGCAGTACGAAGGGACTGGAAAGACAAAGGCGGAAGCGCGGCGCAAGCTTGCCGCCAGGATAGACGCCGCCAAGCGTGGAACGGTCACGATAGATAAGGATATGCTTGTTAGGGCGTGGGCGGACACATGGCTGGCAACGTATGTCAAGCCAAGGGTGAGGAAACCCGGTGAGCCGAAGCTGCGTGGCACGATGAACGAAGCTACATACAAGGAGTATGAGCAGCTATGCCGGAACTACATTGTGCCAGAGGTCGGAAATCTGCGGCTCTATGAAGTCACGCCGCCCCATCTGCAAAAGCTTTTGAACGATAACCGGGACAAGTCCTTCTCCCAGGTCTCCAAACTGAGCATCACGGTCAAGGCCATGTTCCGTCAGGCGTTCAATGACAGAATCATCCCGTTTGACCCGTCAGCCTCTCTGGCGCTCCCTGCGGCACGGAAGGGGTCACGGCGGTCACTTACCCTTGACGAGCGTGAAGCGTTGCTCAGAGCGGCACAGAAGAACTCACACGGGCTTCTGTTCCGATTCCTTATGGCGACAGGCGTCCGCCCCAATGAACTGGCGGCTATAAAGGTCGGGGATCTTGACCTTGACCAAAAGCTCGTCCATGTGACGCAGGCAGTGGAGACCGGCTCAAAGACGATCAGTACGCCCAAGACGGAATCCGGCATACGATACACCGTCATCAATGACCGCGAGGATACTGCCATCGTAACCGATTTGCTGAATTACATTTCAGTGAAAGACAAGTCAGCATTCCTCTTTACAAAGGCAGACGGCAAGAGTATGCTTACAAGGCAGGCATTGAAGGTCTACTGGAAGTCGTTCGTCAGGCAGTGGGACTTGGAGATGGGTGCTGAGTGCGATGGCCGTGGTCATATCTACGATCCATCCGATTTGAAGTATGACGGTACACCGTTATACCCAGACCCCAACGATCCGTCCAAGCCCAGGAACGGACATAAGCTGTCTCCCGATATCGTGACGTACTGCCTGCGCCACACCTTCGGAACGGATATGCAGCGAGGTGATGTGCCTATCGAAGTAACCAAATATCTCATGGGTCACGCCGACATTTCCACCACCGCAAACATCTACGTTGACACTGGAAAAACAGACGCGATCAGGGCTGTCGGCATATTAGACAAAAAATTTCACATGGAAAATCGCATGGAAAAAAATCAGTAAAGTCCCAAAAATGTAGGAATATCAATGGGTTTAGGTCTGGGGCAAAAAGGTTCGTAATCATGAGGTCGCGAGTTCGAGTCTCGCATCCAGCTCCAACCCACTTTTACCACCATGAATCTTCGGATTTGTGGTGGTTTTTCTATTTTTCAGAACATTTTGGCGCATAAATTAAATAGCTCGCTATCGATTTTGCCTTTGAAAATGTCAAGCAAAACAGCAGTTTGCTGTATAAAAAAATCTAAAACTGTCTATTTTTTACATGGAAAAAGTATGGGAAAAGATTGAACTCAATCGGTATATTGTACAAATGCACAACGAAAAAAGCCCCAATATGGAAAAAAATATGGGAAAAAAGAAGACCCCATGTAATCATGAGGTCTTGAGTAGGTATCAGTCTTCTGCGTCCGGCTTGGAGTTACGGCGTCGGTACTCCCGCATATAGGCGGTGTGCCTCGCACGGATTTTCTCCCGGTTTTTCTCGTTGTAATCTTTTTGATAGGCAAGGATGCGATCCCGGTTTCTCTTGTAGTATTCCCGCTGCCACGCCTTGCGCTTCATGGCAGCGTACTCTTCCCCGGTCATTCTTCTCCCCCATGAAAGAGTTCAATGGAGTCAAGGTCAACGTAGGAGCATATCTCCAAAACCTTGTCGAAGATGGCGTTGTCCAGCACGGCGGAAGTTTCCATGATTTGACTGTCACCGTCAAGATAAGGAACGGTTCCCGTCTGCTCAATATAGCAGTAGGTTATAATGCCGACTGCTACGGCTTTAAGCTCTCGATCAGTCATCGGCCTCATCCTCCATGAACATATTGTGGACTTCGTTGCAGAACTCCTCGTAGTCGCTGTGCCCGCAGATCAGCATTAGGTTTTGGAGTTCGTGCATCGCCGCAAGGAAGTCTTCCAACTGTTTCTTCGGAATCCGGCAGGAGCAGATGCAGAACGGATCGCCGTCTCTCCTATGGTCGTGAAGATACTTGACGCGGATGCCACGCTTCTCTATCAGATTGTCCGCTTTGTAGTCTGGCGTATCCACATAATAGAATGTAATCTTTCTGCTCCACCAGTGCGGTAGCACGGCAAAGGCGTTAAATATATTAATATGTGTGTTTTCGGCTTCTTCCAATACTCAACCCTCCCTCGGCGGATGATAGGCTGTGACCTTCACGAAGTCCTCTATCATCTCAATAAGTTTATCGTCCTCAATAAAGAACGGATCTCCTGCGTCGCCAGCAAATGCGTTGCAGATGAGTTGCCCAAGGCGCATATCTGGGAAGCGCTCCCATGCCACGGCAAGGCGTTCGCACATTGGGCGTATTCTTTTTTTATCTCTCATGGCTTCCACTCCGGCGGATTGCTCATAGGCTTCCAAGCCACGATGAAGTCCTCAAGAGGATACTTCTCACGTAGACCGGGAATGTACCATGCGTAGGGCTTATCGTCCTTCTCAAAGATGTATCCCTCGCGCACGGTGGGGAATGGAAACTGCGTTGGGATGAATACCTGGACGCTCTCAAAGGCTTCTGGGAGCCTTTTGTTCGGATCAATCCAATCGCCTGTCATAGTTTCCCCTCCGCACAGTTCATGCCGTTGATATTGTTCCATGTAATAATCGGCAGATTGTAATTCTTGGGGCATTCGCTCATCGTCAGGCGGCACAAACCGCACGGCAGCTTGTAGGCGCAGATATACGGGTAGTCGCATCCAGTGGCAGTTCCGTTTGTTGATGTATCATTGGTGGTATTCATACAAGTTCTATCTCCCATCCTTTTTCGGCGTAGGCCGTGGCTCTCATATCGTGCTGAGTGAGTTCGCCATGCAAATGGCTGTCCACGTTTGCCATGAAGCGGTCATGGAAAAAACTCAGCCACTCGTCATCGCAGTCCATGTCGCAGCCGAGGGTGTAAATCATAATGTCCATCAGCATACGCATTCCGGCTTCAACGCCGACATCGTATGCCTTATCTACATCCGACTGAGTCTTGGGAATCTTATTCGGATTCGTTTTCTTTTTCTGAGCCATTACACAAGCCCCCGCCATTTCGGTACGCACTGTCCAGCGTCCGGGTCGCAGTCCGCATCGGCATAAGCGCAGATTTGGCACATCTCAAACTGGCAAAGCACATAGTCCAAATCCTTGAGCGCAGCCTTCAGCGTCTTCTTCAGCTCCGCGTTCTGTTGGCGGAGTTTTTGGATTTCAAGATCTTGTTCTGTCATTTCTGTTCCTCCGTCAGCGTTTTAACCATCTTCTTCAGCTTGGAGTTGCTGCCGAAAATCTTGATTGCCAGCGCAGCGGTGAATGCGGCATAGGCGTTGTCTTCCTCGTCCGGCGCTCTCTTCACGATGGTTTTAGTACCGTCTGCCCAGAACACGATGGTGGCGGGGCCGGAGCGTAGGATACGGTTGGGGGTGAATTTGTCAAGGATAAATGACCGACACCATGCCGTTGTGATTTCTTCTAACGTACACAGGTTCCCCATAGGAACATAGCAGCCCCCAATTTCCGCCTCTAACGTAAAGCTACTGCAATCATAGCCCATGTGTTGTTCCTCCTTTTCTTTTGTTTCTTGGATTGAGGCCGAAGCAGTATTGATATATCCGACATCGCGCCAGTCTTCGACCAGATTCCCATGTTCATCAAACATCATTTTTCTTCTACGCTCCATACCATGTGGTGTCAAAGTAGTGATTGCCATTTAGCCAGGTGAGAATATCGTTAGGAGACATAGTTTTGACTAAATGGGCTAATGCGCGGGAAGCCTCCACAGCCGTTGCATCTTTCAACCGGTCAAAGTTCGTCTTGCACTTCTCGCGCAGCTCGGCGTTCTCTTCGCGCAGACGCTTATTCTCTTCGCATAGGCGATCAATCTCTTCCATGTAGGCTTTGCGCACCCACTCCGCATCCACATCCTCGCAGTGGATAATAGTGTTTGGGTCGCATGGGTTGGTCGCCCAATCTGGTACGACTTCGTTCATTGCTCTTCCTCCTTGAAAAATGATTCTTGCCCCTCTATGGGGTCGTTTACTTTTGGTGTGCCTCGCACGAGGCGGATGATTGGATTTCCATTCCACACCCGGTTGTACATTCCGCAGGCATCGTAGGATAAACGCCAGTCACTCGCCTCGCTGTCCGTTGCGCCATACACCTCGCACTTGTAGTACCGGCGGTTCGCCTGCTGGACGATAAGGTTGTCGCAGTACTGGCACTTGTGACCTGGGCTGAACCCAAACTCCCGGTGCATCAGGTCAATCTTTCGGATTGCCATGTGCCACCTCCCATATCATGAGGTCTTATATCTGTCTTTGCTTTTATTATTAAGAAAATGTCAAGCACTTTCGCGTGGTCATTATGGGAAATTTGAAGTTAAACGGGGAAATTTTTATAAAAAAATAAGACCTACCCCGTTAAAGGTAGATCCAAAGTCGGGATTCAGATTCTGCAAGTGGGGGTGGTGCTATGTCCAAAGTGCAATTCCAAAGTGCAATTTTGTCACTTTTTCTCCAGTAGTTATACTCAAAGTGTAATTCGTGGAGAAAATAAAGTGAACTTCATATTAAACTCAGCCGGTGCTTGCGGAAATATATCCGTTGGTATCGGCTTTTTTCTTTTATGCCGTTCCACACACATCGGCAAAAAGCAAAGGATCTGCCGCCGTGTACCTGGCGCTATGCTGCCGATAAGCCGACCACCAGCTGCATATAAAGCGAAAGACGCCCGCCACCGAAGTGACGAGCGCCTCCCGCAGGAGGAAAAACAAAACCTCCTGCGTAAGAAAGGAGCACCATGTGGTAACCACCACGAAACCACATGAGCCATAAACAATATAACACACCCGTGCGCATTTGTAAATAGGAAGAACGCCCACCGCCTGACCAGAGCGATGAGCGTTCCCCTACAGAATGGAGGTAGAGATGATATGAGAAGAAGACCCGCGAACATTTTTATTTCGGTCGCCGCACCGCTCGTGCCGCTTGTCGGCAGCGTACACAGCAGATTGGCGATTGTAACGACCCGCCCCGCGCAGCCATCCCGACCAGACCGCGCCACGCGTCAGGAACACATCCCCGAAGGGCCTACAGCGTTCTCGTGATTGTTGGGGGTGATGCCCCGCTTTTGGATAACCCCCCTACCCGCAATTAGACAATCGGGGCTTGACCGGGATCGTTCAGGACTTCCTACCCAATCCGACTTCATAGCGCAGATATCATGCGCCGTGTCCACGGAGAATAAACTATTGTGCAGTTTCCAGAGTGATTACCACGTCCGTCTCTGTGCGGAAAGTTCTGATCCCGGATATTTCACCGGGGGCTTTCTCTGGGCCACAACGGACAGCTTTCCACTGGCATTGTCATTTTTTGTGAGGGTATCCCGCTCCCGCTCACATAGCAAGGCGCTACCTTGCCTCTTGTACCACCAACCGGAATCGAACCGACATCAAGGGGTATTCAGGTGCATATCCCTTCACGCACCGAAGCTCTACCGTTGAGCTATGGCGGCATATAAATGCGGAGCGATCTTTATACAGCCCCTCCGCGTGATACTGTTCGCCCGCATATCCGCAGGCTCCAGCAACCTTTTGTTTTCACCCTGACCTTTATGAGCTGCGGCGGAGCGGTCGCTATCTCCGCAGGCCGGACTTAGGCAGCCGACTCGCCAAGCTTAAACGTGCCGCGCAAGCACACCCCAGGCGGGAATCGAACCCGCGTATCGGATCTTCACGTCCGCGCACTGACCGCTGTGCTACTGAGGTATATATGTGGCGGCTCGATCCCCACACAGCACTTTAAGTCTCGCGGATTTCGTGACACCACTCTATCGTCGCGTAAGCGACCACGCAAAATTTTTATTTTTCGGATACAGCCCCGGACGCCAAACGCCAAACGCCCGGAACTGTACCCAGAAGAAAGGAAGCACCCATTGGACTGTCACCGCAGCCCCCTTAATGAGTTCGCCTATACCCTACCACACCATACACAACTTTGTCAATACCCTCACGCAACATTTATCCCCTGACGCATCAGAACGCCCCGTGAGCCATCTTCCGCTCCGTAACCCAACTACCCCGGTATCCAATCGAAAACGCTGCTTCGTGCGCTACGGTGAGCCTCATGGCGTATGGACAGATCATGGAGATATTTGGAGCGGAATGCGGAGCGGAAATCAAATAGGTGGATAGGGAGAGGTGCATGGCGCGGGCCGACTTTTCGCGCGGCGGGCTGAATTCCATATCCCGGGGAGGGCCTCGGGCATGGGTTACGGCGATAACCACGGCGGGAAGGGCCGCCGGGCGACGGCGGGAGCGGGTCGGGCCTCCGGGCGGAGGAGCGACGGCGGACGGCCTTCCCGGCCTCCGGGCCGACGGTCTCCCGGTCTCCCTCTCCCGGCCTCCGCTCCTCTCCTCCTCTCATCTCCTCGGGCGGGTGCTCGGGCGGGCGTTCTTTCTCCCCTCCTCTCCCGGTATGGTCTCGGGTCTCTTTCCCTCTCTCTCCTCCCTCCCTCTATGGTCTCCCTCCCTCCTCCCTCTCCGGGCATGGGAAAGCCGCCCGGCGGAGGGCCGGGCGGCGGGGCGGATTCGGGCGGGATTCATTCGGCGGCCCGGCGATAGAACAGAGCGGCGAGGGCGGCCACGTCGGACGGGGTGAGGCGGGCGGTCGTGGCGAGGCGCTCGGGCCGGGCGCGGCGGGCGGTCTCCGTCCATACGGCGACGGTTTCGGGGTCGGCCTCCGGGGCGGGGGCGGCGGCCCGCTCGGCGAGGTCACGGGCGGCCCGGGCGGTCGCGGCGCTCTCGCCTCTCCGGGCCATGGCGGCCCGGGTTCTCTCGTCGGACGCGATGAGGCGCTCGAGGTCTCGGGTCTCCCCGTCCTCGGCGAGGATGAGGGCGGCGGCGTTCCTCACGGCGGCCCATGCGCGGCGGCCCGTCTCCCGATTCAGCCCGGCGACGGCGGCGGCCTCGCGGAGGGTCTCCGCTCCCTCGTAGACGGCCCGGGCCATGGCTACGGCGTTCGGGCGGAGGGCCGGGGAGACGGCGGAGAGGACGCGCTCGACGCGCTCCGCCTCTATGGCGGCGGCCTCCGGGCCGGGGGCGATGGGGTCGGACGTGCGGCGGGTCTCGACCACGACGGCGGATGCGGCGAAACGACGGGCGGCGGCGAGGTATTCGGCCCGGGCCTCACGGGCGGCGGCGACGGTCTCGGGGTCTTTGCTCTCGGCGGCCTCGGCGGCGAGGAGGTCGGCCCGGTCGGCGAGAGGCGCGAGGTCGGCGGCGTTCCTGTAGGCCTCGCGGGCCTCCCGGGCGGTCATCTTGACCATGCGCCCGCCGTCGGCGTACGTGATGCGGTCGAGGGCGCGGCCCGCGCTCCGGGCGGCGACGTAGGCGAGCGGGAGGGCGGCCCGGGGCATGGTCTCGCCGTCGGCGGTCTCGGTCTCTCCGTCAATCCATGCGGGGCGGTCGGGGCGGTCGGGGTCGCCCATGACGGCGGCGAGGAGGTCGGCGGCGGCCTCCTGTACGGCGTCGGCCTCCATGGTTTCGGAAATGGTCGGACGGGTGACGGCGTACCGGGCGCGGAGGGCGGCGGCGTTCGTGGCGCTCTCGGCCTCCCGGCGCTCGATTGCCCGATGCGTCGAGGCGGTCGCGAGGTCGAGGAGGGCGCGGGGGTCGCTCTCCATGTATTCGATGAGGTCGGAGGCGCGGAGGGCGGAGCGGGCGGCGAGGTAGGCGCGGCGGGTCTCGGCGAGGCGGGCGGCGGCCTCGGTCGCCTCCTCCCGGCGGGCCTCGACGGTCTC